ATTGAGGAGTAGAAAACTTGAACGACAATCTCAAAGAGAAAAAGATGAAGAGGATAGACTTGAGCAAGCAAGTAAGGAAAAAGAGAAAGCTTACAAAGAGGCTGCTAACGCAAAAACTAGAGCGAAGAGAGTCCGAGATAGAGAAAAAGTTTATAAAGATTTTTTTAGAAAATTAGGTCAAAGAGATTTAAAAAACCGTGACTATGAGGCCTTCTTTAGACAAATGGGTACTGAGGAATTGAAGAAATTAGGCTTGGATCCAGACGAAATTCGCATAAAACTTGACCAAATAATGGAATGGAATGACCAACCAAAGGTTGACAATATCAATAAAAAGTGATAATATAGGATATTATGATTACAGATATTGACTTAAAAAGACTAAACTTGCCTAAGTTAAATGAACAACAGGCAAGACGAGTAACAGCCGCTGAGAAAGCTTGTAGAGAAGCTAAAACAGATTGGGCTAAAAACTATTGGTTTGAAGTTTTTAGAAAACTATGTACGCTATATGGTGCGACAGAATACTTTAGGAGGACTATACACTAATGAATATATTTTATTTAGATAAAGACCCTAAAGTTGCAGCTCAAATGGCCTGTGATAAGCATGTTTCTAAAATGATTGTAGAGAGTTGTCAGATGTTATCGACAGCACACCGTATCTTAGATGGTACAGACTACTATGATAAAACTAAGAATGGTAGAAAGATTAAAAGATGGAAACATCCTAATTCTAACTTAGAACCAGTTTTATACAAAGCGAGCCATGTAAATCACCCTAGTACAAAGTGGGTTATGGATTCTGGTTTTAATTATGTTTGGTTATACAATCATATGTTAGAGTTGAATGAAGAGTTTAAGAAAAGATATGGTCACACACAAGACCATAAGTCTGTAAGATTGTTAGGTAGTATTTTATCTCATACACCAATCAATATAAACTGGAAGAAACAAGGTTATGATGCAACGCCAGCTATGCCAGATTACTGTAAAGTACCAGGTGATAGTGTAGCAAGTTATCGTAAATACTATATAAATGAAAAAAAGAGATTTGCAACCTGGAAGGCACCTGCCGTGCCACCAAGTTGGTACACACAAGGAGTAAAAAATGGCAAACGAATATAATAGAGAAAATATGATTGAAGCTATTGTTGACCACGCAAAAGGTCACATTGCAAAACACAGAATGAATGTTGAAGTATATCTTTCAAATGCAGCTGGTGTCGGTGAACATCCTGATATTTTAGAGGCAGTTGAAAAAGAACTAAAGGTTATTGCAGAATACCATGACCAACTTGAAGTAATTAATAAATACTTTAAGAAGAAAGACCCATTTAAACCGAATGAATAAAATTATATCGAAGATAGGTTTGTGGCACAGTAAGATATTTTCTAAAGTGTCAGAAAAGGCTAGAACATCTAAGATATGGGCAATTGTATTATCATTATTGGTAGTATATGAATTAATAGAACATATAGTTTACCCAATACTGGTGCCTTATTTGTTATATTTAAATTTTTGGAGTAAGTAGTGCCAACATATAATTTTAGGAATAAAAAAACAGGTAAAGAAACCGAGGAGTTTATGTCTATTGCAGATTTAGATAAATTTAAAAAAGACAATCCTCATTTAGAACAATTTATAGCACAAGCACCTGCTATTAGTGGCGGTATTGTTGGTATTGGTAGAATGAAAAATGATGATGGTTGGAGGGAGATGCAAAGTAGAATTGCTGAAGCACACCCTCAATCAGAATTTGCTAGTCAATACGGTAAACGAAGTATTAAAGAAGTAAAGACACAACAAGTTTTAGATAAACATAGAAAACGACAATCACAACAAAAGAGAGGTAAGTAATGGCAGATATACCTGATTATATGCGTGGTTTTGACCTTGATGAAGATTGGGGTATGACACCTGTTGCAAAACCAGCAGAAACGGTGCCATCTATTGACCCTACAGTAATAGAAAATTCAAATTTAGAACTATCTAAGTTGAATTCAGATGTATCATCAATCAAAAGTATGATGAATGAAATTATGCAGATTGTGGCCGAGAAAGAAACTATTACCGAAGAGGTCAACAACGAGGCATATGAAACACGATTTAAAGATTTAGAAAAGGTAATTTTACCGTTTCTATACAATTTGATGAAGAGTGATGAGCCATATATTCATTGGCCAAATAGAGCACCAATCATCAAAGCACAAATTGAAAAGATACTAAAACTAACCAGGGGGTAGTATGAATATAAAGGCACAACACAAAGAGTTGAAAAAAGAAGTTAACGAACTTGAAAAGCAACGACATGTGAACAGGTCTTCTACATTATGGACTAAAATAAAAGAGATGAAGAAACTCAAATTAAAAGTAAAGGAAAAACTCCATGCAACTAAGTAAGAACTTTAGTTTAAAAGAAATGACTGCTTCACAAACGGCAGCTAGACATGGGATTAATAATAATCCAAGCGAAGACCATATGAATAATATGAAAGCTCTTTGCGAGAATGTATTACAAAAGGTCCGTGACCATTATGGTAAGGTTGTAACCATATCTAGTGGCTATCGTAGTCCTGAATTGTGTGTTAAGATTGGCTCAAGTGTCAATTCACAGCACGCTAAAGGGGAGGCGGCTGATTTCGAAATCTATGGAGTGAGCAATGCTGAACTATGCAAGTACATTGCTGATAATTTAGAATTTGACCAATTGATTTTGGAATTTCATAACATTGATGAACCAAACAGTGGTTGGATCCATTGTTCGTATAAATCTGAAGACAATAGAAAACAGATTTTAAGAGCATATAGAGATGAAAGTGGTAAAACCAAATATGAAAGTTACAATCCTAGCTGAAAAGAGAAACGGGAAGAGTTGAGAAACAGTCCCGAATTAATTAATGACCATTTGCAGTTATACAGGTCAATATAAGGCTTGCCAAAATACGAATACAATGATATATTAAACAATACAAATACGGAGAATATTATGAAAAATTTTGTAACACTAGACGAAACCAAACTGCCACAAACCAAAGGCAAAAGAATTAATGGTATGCGATTTTATGAGGTTGATGGCCAGGCGTTTCCGTCTGTCACTTCCGTATTAGGATTCAGACCAAAACCAGGCCTGTTGGCGTGGCGTAAAAATGTAGGTGAAGAGGCCGCTAAATGGGAGATGGCTCGTGCCGCTCGTAGAGGTAAAGCAACTCACACACTTATTGAAGAGTATCTAAAAGGCGAAACACCTTCTACAAGAGATGTATTACCACTTGGCCTCTTTACTATTATGAAACCATATCTTGCACAAGTTGATAATGTACATTGTTTAGAAACTATTTTGTATAGTAAACAATTGACACTGGCTGGTCAAGTAGATTGTATTGCTGAATACAATGGTAAACTTTCTGTTATTGACTTTAAGACAGCCAATAAAGAGCGTACAGATGCTTGGAATGAAAGTTACTATATGCAATGTACTGCTTATGCAGTTATGTATGAAGAACTGTTTGGTACACCAATTGACCAGATTGTTATTCTTATGGCAAGTGAAGATGGTTCTGCTAAGGCTTTCATAAAAGATAAGAAAGACTATATAGAGAAATTGAAAACTGAGATTAAGTATTTTTACGACAATTACAATAGTGAAAATGCTTCATAGAATTACTTGTTGACGATAAATGCAATAGGTATACTGGACGAGGGTGCAACTCCCTCCACCTCCACCATAAACACATTCTTTGAGTGTGCTTATGGGGGGTGTGTAGGTTCGACAGGTGCTGAAAGATTTATAAGAGAGTAATAGTTGGCGAACTTAAACGCATTTTTAAATGGCAACGAAAACTTTGCCCTTGCAGCCTAAAAACTGCTGAGTTTCGTGGAGTGTACTTGGAAACAGAAACACTCCACACTTTTATAATAACCAGAAAGGTGAAAATGAATAGTAAAGAATTTAGTTTAATGATAGAGGGGATTGTAAAAGAGAAACGACCAATCAGTTATATGGACGCTATCGTATGGTATTGTGAAGAGAACAAGATAGAGATAGAAACCGTCACAAGATTAGTTTCCAAAAATCTAAAAGAAAAAATCAAAGCAGAAGCTTTAGACGCCAATTTATTAAAAGAGAAAAAGACAGCGAGGTTGCCGGTGTGAAGTATGCTGATAGAATGAGAAAACAGAAATCGTATGAGTTTTCTTATGAGCCTAAGTCTTTTTGGGAGTATAGTAGAGGTAATAATATTGACCTCTTAATTAATGACCAAAAGTCTTATGACAATAATACAGCAGACAATTTTATTGGCAGTGGTAGAGGTACATTCTTATCAAAGTTTAATTCAGAATATGCAAAAAGAATTTTAGAAATGTGGTCTAAAAAGGGTGATTTTATAATTGACCCTTTTGCTGGTAGAAGCTCAAGGCCATTAGTTAGTACATTGTTAGAAAGAAACTATATTGGTTTTGATGTGTTAAATGATAATCTAAAAGAAGCACAAGAACAATATGACAAATTAAAACAAGATAGAACACTAGGTAAGTTAAGATTAATTAAT